TTTCCATGCCGACAGGTTGATAGTTGTAACACTTGCACCTGTTCCGCAGCTTATGGTCAAGTTAGAGTACGCTGAGAATGGTGCTGTCCAAACATCAACTCTCTCGAAACTGATATTGCCTGGTATCTGTGGTGTAAACTGAACGTTTGTCGTGTTTACTGTATTGGATGAAATGTATAAAATGTAGTTGGTACCTGTAGACACATTATAGACATTTAATGAGTCGCCAGTTTTGAAATAAACATTGGAATTTGCAATAAGCTGATCAAAATACAATTTATCAACTAATGTACCAGAAGCAGAGTTGGCAACAAGATTTGATGTAACTGGAGGAACAGTTACTAAAACAACATCTAAGTTAGGATAAGCAAGTGTTTCATATAATGATGCAGAAAGATTGCCAATAACTGTGTTTGCTTCCGATGCAATTGTAGATATCACAATATTGTATGAATTAGGGTGAACAGACTCATCAGTATTAACAAGAGATATAAGAGCGTTTGCACCAGTACCTGTAGGACTTGATACCAATATTAGATTAGTGTTTTGAAATCCTGCACCACCATCGGTCGCTGAAATTGTTTTGATTGCTGCTGAGGAAATAGAAGATACGACAATAACGCCACCAGAACCTGTATTGCTTTCTACTATGGCAGTATCACCGATAGAATAATTATTACCTCTGTTTAATATGTCAACTCTAACAATGATACCAGAGAACACATTGGCTGAAATGTATTTAACTTGACCTTCTTCTTCAAAAAGAGCATTAACTTTTTCACCAGCAACAAAGTCTCTTACCTGGTTAGAAACCTTAAGTTCTTTAACAATAACACCATTCTCATAGTAGACATCTACTGATTCTACCGTTGCAGTTGCGTTTGATGTGCTACCACGGATTTGACGACCAGTAAAGTTCTTGGCTGTGTATATGCCTGGATCAGAGGTGTTGTTTACCTGAATATCAAAAACTTTAAGTGACTTTTCTTGATACCACTTACCGTCAGATGCTTTGAGAATATCTCTTTTTGGATAATAGAAATCTGTTTCCATATCATACAGAATGGCCAACAGAAATTCAATTGATTTCTCGGTACCTCTTGCGCGATAGAAGTCTTTGATGTGTTTAATCAACAAAGACTTGTCAGCGATGGTCTTTTCAGGCAGAAGACTTAAGAATTGATTGTATAGTTTTTCGGAATATAAATCGATTGTCTTATCTGGATCAAGAGCATCACGAAATCCTTTTGCTCTCTCAATTGTCTTACCTTCTTGCTCAAGATACTGGTAATATGCCTCAATGAATTTAACAAAAGTAGGGTGATCATTCCTAACAAAGAATGGTGCCTGAGAGTTTACAAAATTTGAAATGCCTACGTTTGTATTAGCCATTATTCAGCTTCTACTCTAAGTTGGATGGCAAAAGGATCACCTTCGTCAATACTAATTATTCTGTTTCTCAAAGGAGGAATAATTTCATTCTGAGCAGGTATGTTGAATGTAAGAACATCGGCTGGATAGAAATCATTAGGAACTAATGACTGAACAGTAAGCGATTGTAAGAAGACTTGACCTGTATTGTAATCGATTGTTCCTGCATTTGGATTAACAATGATTTTTTCACCATTGTTTTCGAAGTAGAACGTTCTAAGAATACCTGATCTTGCTTCTAGAACAGCCGATGCTGCGGCTTCTGATCCACCGCCACCATCAATGCTAATATTTGCGCGAGTATAGTTAGAGCCTCTATTTAATACAGTAATCTTGGATATTTTACCATTTACAATTGTTGCAGTCGCAGAAGCACCTATACCATCGCCTCTGATGTTTATTGTAGGAATAGAAGTGTAGTTTATACCAGGGTTTTCTACTAGAATTTCTTCAATACCTGTAAATGACTCAGGTACTTCTTCGATGAATATCTTTCTTAATGTATTGGTTAAATCAAACACATTTGCTTCTGGGAAAGTATACAGTTTAGATATGTAATCGCCTTTACGCAAAGGCAGATTGAAGTTTACTCGCACATTTTCAGTGCGACCTAGATTTAATATCTGTCTCTTTTGCAAGTATATTTGAATGTCAGAACCTGTAATGGAACGCTCGGCATTCTCAATATAGTTTTGCAACTTTGATTTTCTAAACGTAGAGTCAAAACGCTTCAATTCAGCATCATTATAATCTGAAATGGATGCTTTTACCAGTGTTAAAATTTCATCGGCTGTAAGTGAAGTCTTGCTTGGATTATACGTAACACGACCACTCATCGTTACATACTCATAGTCTGGATCTACAATTTCAGGAATAATTGTCATTACGTTTCTAGAACGAATAAGATTTTCTTTGATTTGTTCTTTTTGTAGAGTTGTTAGAACATAATTTGTTCTAGGTTTTAGTGATAGATAAATCTTACCGTAAACGACAGGATCATTGTCTTCACCGCCCCAGCATGATACAGCATCGATGAATGGGAAATCTCTGGTAATAATAGTCTCATAGTCATTCTTGGTCACTGCACGGTTCTGAACAGTGTAATGATATGGCGCACGGAAACGAACTTGTTCGATTGTTTCCTTATTTTCAGCACCATAAGAAGGTGATGTTGACTGAACAATTACATTGCTGCTATACTTACCACCAACTTTATCAACAAACGAGAACGCATTGATTGCGTTAGCTACCGAACCAACATTATCTAGATATGTGATATTGATAATTGAGCCAATCTTTGGTGTTTTACCTATGATATTATCACCAAACTGTACAACATAATTTAAATCGGTATCTTCTTCGATAAAATATGCTGCTGTATTGCCTTGCACCAATGTAATATCATCGTATTGATTATATATGGTTGTAGATGTGTTTGTTCTTGATTCCTGTACAGAAATCAATAATGTTGATGTATCCACATTTGCAGAAGGAATTTTAAATCTGCGGCGAGTGTTCTGTGCATCCATTTCATACTGGCGAGTAACAACTTCACCTTGTCTAATCATGACATTGGCAAAGTTAAATGTGCCGCTAGTTTTTGAAACTGTATTAGAATAAAGAGTGACGAATGGATAATTGATACCATTAATGTCGGCACCGAGAAGTCTGGTAAACTTGTCTAGTGTAACTGCCTGTGCTGTAGTATCTTCCGAACCAGGTGCAGGCGTTACTGTAACATTGATTTTTGTTTCTGCGCCACGACTACTTCTTGGAGTATAATTCATCAACTTAGCAATAGATATCATGGACTCACGTAACTGAGCCGTGTCCATAAATGCCTCGTTACCAACCATATTGAGGTAATAGCCCATATAGTGAGTATTGTAGGCCAGCAAGTCAATGAGAACTGACATACCAGAACCTTCGAAGTCAAAGTCTTGGAATTCAGATTGACTGCGAAGATAGTTTTTCAGATTTATTTTGATTGTATCAAAATCAAGTTCTGCTATTCTTAGTGAAGTGTTGGCTGTGCTCATCTAATGCGCTCTAAAAATAAGGTGATGACTGCTGGTTCATTTCGATTTAATATTGTAAAGAAAAGCTTTACATTGTATCCGTTATTGTCATTATCAAAGTTAACTTCCAAGTCTTCTACACGAATTCTTGGTTCAAATGTTCTCAATGTCTCACGAATTGCATTTTTCAGAAAGTTTGATGTAATAGGTGTGGCATTTTCAAATAATAGTTTTAATGCGTTCGAACCAATACTAGACTGAAAAGGTCTGTCATAGAAGTTTGTTAATAAAAGATTTCGAACTGATCTTTTAATAGCTTCGGCACCTGTCTTTTTCATGACATCCTTTGTGACAGGATGTGGCATGAAATCAAGGTCGAGATCGGAATAGTCGTTTTTTCGTGATACTGGATTAATCATATGATTATTTATGCTACCTTACTTGGGACCGCCAGCGTTTGGATTGGTTGGTTTTGGAATTTCAATCTGCATTTTACCAGCTTCAATAGACTTTCCAGAGTTAAGATGGACTTCTGGACTACCATCAACGGCCACAGTACCGCCAGATGACTTGACTGATAGTTGTCCTTTTGATGTTAGTCTCAATTCATCATCTGTTAAGACATTAAGTTGACCTTCGGCATGTAGATAAAGCTTACCTGTCGTACCGATACCTACATCACCCTGACCAAGAATAGATACAGGAGCAGAAGACGAAGACATGGATAAACCACCATCGGAAGTAATATTAGTAATACCTTCCGTGGTTATCTCAGTTGAACCTTCGACTTTCAGTGTTGAATTCTTGGCTGATGTGTCCATATTGCCACGCACCACTGTATTCATATTCTTTGCAGTAATATTCATATCACCATTTACTGTGGTATTGTGATTACCCTGCACCGTCATGTTATAATCACCATCAACATTCAATGAGCAATCGCCCTTGACTGTAACATCATATGCACCAGTAATCTGAACACGATTTTCACCAAAAACAAATGTATATTGTCCATTGTGTGACACAAACTGTACAGCACCGTCAGGTAAGAACTGTATCATGGAACCAGAACGATGTTGTAATGTTACACTTTCGGCACCATCACTATCGTCCATTGTGAACGTATGACCAGAACGTGTCTTGTGTGAATAATAGTTAGGATATGTGCCAGCGCCTTTTATGCTTCTGGCATCTGGCGGACCTTTCCAGTCTTTGGGTGTTTCTTTTTGATTTTTCTTATACGAAAATGTACCACTAGTCTCTACCATAATTTATCCTTTCACTGCTTTTAATGCGCTTAAACCGAGCGCAACACCAGTCATAGCAAAACCTGCCATTTTATTCACTTTATCTCTAGATGGCAATCCTGCTGCCACATTCTTTTGCATTTGTGTTACGGCAGTGGTTAATTCTCCTGCAGGTAATCTGTTGAACATTTCATTCAATACTCCTGCTGATCCACCAAACATATTAGCACCAGGAAATACACCAGGAAACTGAGCGCCGTTAGACATGAGAGATGAAAATGTATCGGCCAATTTTTGTACGCCTTCAGGAACAAGACTGGTAATATTACCAAGAGCATCAATTTGCATAGGAATATCACCAAATGGTCCGCCTGTAGATGTGAAACTGGTTGGTGGTAAACTGTCTAGACCAAACAGTGAGGTATCATATTGCAATTGCTGAAATGCACCAACCATATCATAGATGGTTCTTACATCTGATAATAGATTAGCGGCATTGCTAAAATAGACTTCAGGATTAATCTTCGTTGCAGTATTAAAGCCACCGCTCTCGACTATTTCCATAGACTGCATTAGAGCATTCATGGAAGTCAAAGCGCCGCCAATTTCTGGTGGTAAGTTTTTATATAGTTCGTCTAACAATGCGGCAGGCATATTTGTCAGTAGAGAACCGAGTGTCATGTTCATACCTGGCAATAGGCTCAACATATCACCAGTAAGAATACTAGAAAATGCCTGTGTCGCTGTGGCAACGTTTGTTACTTGCGGTATCTGTATGCCGATCATTGGCCAGAGTGTAACAGTTGATGGCAAATACTTGACTAATTCGTTTTTGTGATATTGACCTTTTTCTTGCGGCGGCTTTGAACCTGCTGCACCAGAACCGACATTAGGTGGAATACGAATTTTTGTCACATCAGAAATAGCTTTTTGAATTGCAGGCCAAGGATTACTATTTCCTGGTGTTGTGCTATCTTTATTGATATCATTTGGTACAGTGCCTAGAATAGTCAAATGACCAGAACCAGAATGACCACCCAT